TACGTCGTTATATGGTACGACCAAGGGAATGTCCATGTATGATGGATTGAAACCCTTCCTGAGGCATATAGGGGACACTGAGAGTAAGTTTCTTCCACTATTCCATGATGATGAATTCCGTCAATTCTTTAAATGGTTTAATGTTAGAAATAATAATGAACGTCTTATTTCTGCAGATAAGTCTTCTAAGAAGATTAAGATACAGAGTAAGATGATATCTATTATTAAAAACTCTCTTAAAGATAAGGAGAAGTTAGAACAGTTTAATACAAGCATTAAACATGCTATGTCTCTCACAGAAAAGAAAAGATATTATCTTGGTGACTTTAGACACACTGCTCAACAAGCAATTGATTGGTGGAAGAAGAAAGCATCCAAGAGGTATGATAAATTAACTCGTGAGGGTAGAGTCAGAACTGAATTAGAAGTATGGAAACCAGATGCTAATTTGGAGATTATTCGATGAACCAACGTGAAAAACTAAACAAGTTTCGTGGTAGAAATAACCATGAAGATATTATCTTCTATTCATTTAAGAAGAGTAAGATAGATCACATCAACACTCATGAACTACACCGACTTGAACACAGTATTAAATCTATTAGGGACTTTAACAATGAAATACCTGTTTATCTTTTTTGTGACGATCCTTCTATTATTCCCCTTTATTTCCCTCTTGAGTACTCAGTAAGAGTTGAACCATTCCAAGAAGGTTTTGATCATGATATGCTCAATGCGTGGTCGATTCATAGATGGTATAACTTAAAGTATTTTGAACAAGAGGCTAATATACTATACGTTGATTCAGATACTATTTTTAACCATGACCCTAAGTATCTTTTTGATACTTATTGTATTCATGATGTTTATGGAAGAGAGGAGTTTGGATTTAAGAATGATCCCAAGGTTAGTGGTGGAAAAAGAATAAGAGAGCAGTTGGATTTAGTTGATGTTTGCATTTATGAACTGGGTGGTAAGGTAGAGATTTATAAGTATTGCCTTGGTGTAGTTCTATTGAACAATGTTCATCATAAGATAGTGGAGTCATTAGATGACCTATCAGAGTTGATGGAGAAGTTTAAGAAGAATCAGGTCTTGATGCCTCTTCCTAATAGAAGGATAGTTGATGAGTATGCAGTGTGGATTATATTCAGTCGTCTTGAGTTATCAAATGGATTGTTTGGTCTACAGGATGTGACTCAGGGTTATTTGGAGCACAAGCATCAAGAAACATTTAATCCTGTAGTACTACATTACACAACATTGAATGAACAAAAGTTTGCACGTTCTGATCCAAAGTATTCTAATCTTTTAAGAGATCATGTTGCATTGGGTAAGGACATTGATCCTTATCATGAGTATCAAGATACTCAACATATTCCTCAAGAGTATCTTGAGATAGTAGCAACGGAACCAGAAAAGGAAATGTCCCATCAAGAAATGATTGATGCTGGATACGAAATGACTGGTGAAGGTATTTGGTGGCCAAAAGATGAATTTGTTTATGAAGATGACTGAACTCAAAGATTGGTTGAACTCTATCAACTTCAATAAGGATGATTTAACTTCCGAAGATCCAGATTGTATCAAGGAATATCCTTCTTATATTGTTAACAGATGTCTTAGTGGACATCTTGATACTATCCTCTATGCCAATGAAATGAACCTGCATCCTAACCTTGATAAGGATATGCAATATCAGTTTTTTCTAAATAGTCTGAGGAAACGGAAGAGATTCTCACCCTGGCTAAGAAAGGATAAAGTTGATAACCTTAATATTATTAAAAAATATTATGGTTATAGCAACGAAAAGGCATTACAGGCTTTAAGACTTCTGACTCAACAACAACTGGATTACATTAAAAAGCGACTTGACACTGGAGGAATGAGATGAGCACTGTGAAAGAGCCTGAGGTTAATTGGAATCAGGAAATGATGGTAGAGGTTCAACTAGGTGAACCAGATGATTTTCTTAAAGTTAGAGAAACTCTTACTAGAATTGGTGTAGCTTCACGCAAGGAAAAGAAGTTATATCAGTCATGCCATATCTTACATAAACAAGGAAGATATTATATTGTACATTTCAAAGAATTATTTGCGTTAGATGGGAAACACGCTAACCTTACTTCTAACGACGTTCAGCGTCGCAACCGTATTACTCAGTTGCTTTCTGATTGGGGTCTCATAGAGGTTGTTAATGCAGAATCTATTGGTGATATTGCACCATTAAATCAAATTAAAGTTCTTTCTTTTAAAGAGAAAGATGAGTGGACATTAGAAACTAAGTACAACATAGGTAAAAAGAAAACCACTGAAACCAAGTAATTGAAAAAATTTATTTTTGATGTGGATGGGACTCTTACTCCCAGTCGCAAAAAGATCGAGCACGAATTCTGGGCTCCCTTTCTTATATTCTGTCGTCATAATGATGTCTATCTTGTTACTGGTAGTGACAGACAAAAGACCTTAGAACAATTAGGGTTGGATATTTGTTATACTGCTAAACGAGTATATAATTGCTCTGGTAGCGATGTATATGAGAAAGATAAAAATGTTTATAGGGATGATTGGGAACTACCAAAAGAGGTAGAAGATTTTTTAATGGATGAGTTAGCATATAGTTGTTTTCCTATTCGTAATGGATTGCATATTGAGAGAAGACCAGGTGGAGTTAATTTTAGTATCTTAGGTAGAGGGAAAGATCCATCTGTAGGTAGAGCAGAATATATGAAGTGGGATAAAGAAAGATTAGAAAGAGAGGACATAGCAGGTAGACTTAGAAATGCATTTTCAAATTTATCTGTAGCATTAGGAGGTCAGACTGGTCTTGATATAGGGCCTTTAGGTAGTGATAAGAGTCAGATCTTGAGAGACTTTAGTAAGGGTGATGAGTTACATTTCTTTGGTGATCGGATAGAAAAAGGTGGTAATGACCACACCTTAGCAATGAAAATAGTAGAAAATATGATGGGAGTTGCTTATAATGTCCAAGACTATACGGAAACCAGAACTATATTAGAGGGTTTCCCACATGATAAAAATTGAGTATGTGTTATAATTAATTGTGTTGCCGTAAGGGACACATTACACACTCGCTCATAGGAGGAGCTATCATGGGAAACCTAGCAAGATATCGTTCTACTGATCTTCCAGAACTAATGGATAAGATCATATCGAACAGTATAGGAATCAATGATGATTACCTAGACAAATTTTTTAACGTAACACACACTTCAAATTATCCACCATTTAATTTAATCCAAGTAAATAATGTCGAATCGAAACTGGAAGTTGCCCTCGCAGGGTTCAAGAAAACTGACATCCAAGTCTATACGGAGTATGGAAAATTATTTGTGGAAGGCAAGCAGGAAGATAAAGAAACAGATGGAGAATTTATCCACAAAGGATTGGCCCAACGTTCATTTGAACGACAATGGACGCTCGCAGACGATACGGAGGTTAGATCCGTCAGCTTTACCGACGGACTCCTCACCGTGGACTTAGCAAAAATCGTACCAGAGAAACATGCTCGAAAAGAGTTTAATCTTTAATACATAGGAGGGGTTGCATCCCCTCCTTTTTTATGGTAGAATATTTCTATGACAATTAAACTAGCCCTACTAAAGTCTGGAGAGGATGTCATTGCCGATTGGCGGGAGATTGTCCTTGAAGATGGAGACAAAGTTGCAGCGTATCTTGCTTGTTACCCTTATTCTGTAAAGATTAAGGATGGGGAAGATTCATCAAAGCTTGCTCTTTCGTATTATCCTTGGATGCCCTTATCAAAGGATACTGAGATAGCAGTAGACCCCACTTGGGTTGTTACATTAGTAGACCCAGTTGATGAAGTAAAAACAACCTATGAGGAAAAAGTAAATGTCATCAAAGAAAGACGCACAAATCTTAGTTCTGACAACGGGACTAACACTGATAGCGACTCTTGAAGAACTAAGTTCGGAGTTGGGAGAACCTGACTGTAAGTTAGTTGAACCTTACATTGTTAAGGAGCATGATATTCTGGAGCCTTGGTTACTTAATATAACAAATCAAAGCGAAGTAGTAATATCATCTGATAAAATACTAACGTTGGTTGAACCTAAAACTTCACTCATCGCAAAATATGAATCTATGTTTGATTAATGCGTTTTTATACTAATGTCCAACTTGTTGGTAACCAGTTCCTTGTTCGTGGATACGACAATGGGAAGAGGTTCACTGATAGGGAAGAATGGCGACCCA